TCAGTTGCTTGTATTTTTTGTTACATAAGCAGCAGCGACTTCATAAAAGGCATCCGCTTTTTCCTCTATAGGATGGCGGTATTGATCGATTCCCAGCCAATAACCCATTAGCGGAGCGTCTTCTAAAATATGCTTTACCTCATGGAAAAAAACGCTGCGCAGGGCACACGGGGACAAGGCTTGGTTAGCAACAATGTAATATCTGCCTTTACGGCTGTGCCAAACAAATGCATGTATCGCACCATCCATCAGCAGCACTTTGGTGCGAATGTTATAGGCTGTTAATACCTCATCAAGATTGCAGTCCGGTTCAAAGAGGCAATAGAGCATACTGTAATTGTGCATAGTTATACCAGCTTTCTGGTTTTATTCTAATAACTTGCAGTTCTTAGGAGATGAAGAATCAACGCTCGTCTAATTCTTCATCTTCAATCATTTTAATAATAGTCATCATTTGACGAATGGCTTTCGGGGATGCGCTTTTGACTTGCTTTAGAAATAACTGCAGGTCAGGGCGTTTTTTTGTTTCCAGCCAGAAGGCAAGCAAATCTGGATCTTCCCCCAGAGCCTGGTCAATCTTGTTCATGGTTTCGGCAGCAGCCTCGGCAGTGGTATCAGAACGACCAAGAAGATAGTCGGTAGTCACTTCAAAAAAATCGGCAAGGCTTTGCAGCGTTACAAGATCCGGTTCACGCGTACCTTGCTCGTAGTTATTGAGACGGCCTCTTGTTAAACCTGTTAAATCGGCCAACTGTTGTTGTGTTAGTCCTCTTGCACTACGTAATTCGGCAAGCCGTAATGCATATTGCGGTTTGATCATACAGCACACCACCCTTGTCTCTATTATAAGAAACAAAACGTTTCTAAGCAATAGTAGAAACGAAATGTTTCAAAAAAACTTGACTGATACAAAATGTGTCGTTAAAATAAGTTTAGATACAAAATGTATCAAGGGGATAAAGCGTATAAATAAATGGGGTGATCGTATTACAATTCATTATTTTCTCATTAACTATAGAAATTCTGGTAGATATGGCCGTATTGCAGTTGAAGGGGAAAAAGAAGAAATAGAAGTGTATCTGTGTAAATGCAGCAACGATGTTCGCTATATAAAGAGCGGAGAAGCAATAAAACGACATGAAAAAGGAAAAAGAAAGCTCGATTGTGGTGTTATCCGTGGTTTTTTCTTTGTTGTTGATATGATTAGCAGTCTAAGCACCAAAAGGTTAAATTATGCCGCAGATAAAAGACACAGGGAGGTGCGTTGAAATCGATAGGCTAGAAAAAATACTAAGGGATTTATCAGATGGAGTGATCAGTGAAGAAGAATGTATTCATACTCTTCAATTGGAAGCGCATAGTGAAGATAGTAAAGCTGATGCGAAACAATACAATTTGCTGATGCGGCGCGGGGCCGTTCTTGTTGAAAGCTATATTGGGATATATGGAAAAATGCCTGATGAAATGCTGATTGAACAAGAGAATTTAAATGAAATGCTTAAGCTTGTTGCGGATATTAAAGCAATATTATTGCCTGAAGAATATAAGCTACTTTATCTGTGGACTGTGAGGAAGTTTAGCTTTGAGCAAATCGCAAAACGACAAGGTACTTACAAAATGCAAATCCATCGACGGTTAATGAAAATTCGCAAGAAGCTGTTACAATATGCAGAAAAAAATAAGTATATAGTGAAGGACATCTTAATCTCTCGAGCATCAAAGCAAACAGCAAAGAGTCCCAGCCTGACAGTGGGACTTATTCATGAATATTTACAGCATGTAGCTGTAAATGGTCGCTGGAAGATAAGACGTGATGGTCGTAAAGAATTTGTTTCGCAAACTCTTTGTAAGGTGCCCGAGGAATTACATGATTCATTTAAAGATACCAAAACCTGTTGTCCGATTTGCGGTACGGACTGGGGTGAGGATTTGTGTACGAGGAGGTGAAGAACGCGAGTGTATAACCTCAGATATTAGATAGAGAGAATGAGGAGGTGAGTTTTATTACTCCATTTGAGGTACAGGACGCAATTTTTCGCGAATTTACCCATGACTTGGCTGTAATGGCTCTAGTGAGTAATCCTGCTGATGAAGACAGCAAAAACAAGCGATTTCGTAGAACAGCGGCAATACCGTTAACAATTGCAGCTGATCAGTTGCCTTTTCTGAGCCTAGTATTCAGACCAGAAAAACCGGAAGTAGAAAACTATTTCCGCAATAATACCACATTGGAGATTTGCATCTACACGGCTAGCCGTGATGAAGCGGCTGCGGTGCACAAGGAAATAACGAGAGTGATGCAAGCCTGTTTTTCGGACATGCCCATTATCACAGAGGGGCAAAAACATGCAGAACCCTGGGATGTATTCCAATACAGTATTCGCTATAAACCGCTGGTAAATAACTAGCAGTTAGCTAAATTAATAATAAAGGATGGATGTAAAATGGTAATGATGCCTGATTTAATTTTTCACGGAGTTGGCGTTAGCCAATTAGTATTTACCGATGGTTCTTTTGTTAACATCAATAAATCACAAGATCTGCAGATTGCAGCCACTGTAACCGAGCAGAAAGTAAATGGTGGCGACTCACTCTACTCGCTGCTCACTTTTGCCAGTGAAAAAACCGCAAAGCTGACTATTACGGATGCCGTTTTCAAATTGGAAGGGATTAAAGCAGCTACTGGTTCAACTATTACTTCAGGCGCTGAAGTATGGGTTACATCAGATAAGAAGGCGATCGCAACCGGCACTTGCACACTAAGCAGAACGACCAATCTATTGCTGGATACGGTAGTAGCCAATGTAGTCGAAACGGGAGTGACGCTTGTTAAGACTTCCGGTACTCCTACTGCGAATGAGTTTAAGGTTAGTGCTGCCGGTGTAGTAACTGTTGATACTGCGCTCAATGGTAAAACGGTAGAATTCTCTTACTATTATACAGATGCGAATGGGCAAGCTGTACACCATTTAGAAAATGATATTCCCAAGGTGGCTGAATTCCGGCATACCCTTATTTCCGATCAGATGGATGATGGCAAACGCTATAAAATTGATATTCGTGCTTATCGCTGCAAAGCAAATGGCGCGTATACTTATGATGCAAAACGTGGTGCTGCTTTTGCACCGAAGCTTGAATTTGAAATTTTGGATTCTGGCCGGGCAGATAAACGCGTAGTTTCTTATAATGTTACAGAATATGTAGATTAAATTGCGAGAGGGGCGGATGCCCCTCTTTATTCGTTAGGAGGCAGCTATGGCTGATGTTTATACTGCGTTTGAAGTCATTGTAGACCGCAATGGCAACGAGCATTTCATTTATGCTGCAATGCTCGAATGGAAAGATAAAATTCGCTACTTTATGAAGAAACTGGATTATCCTGATATATTAGCTTACGATATTTTAAAATCTAAAGTCAATCACGATGGCAGTATTTCCAGGATGTATAGTGAGGAAGGATATGAGGCGATTCTGGAAATGATTTATCTTGCGGTAAACAAAAAAGAAACCAAGGAAGAAATTCGAGGGTGGCTTGATTTGCGAACGGCAAGACAAATCATTGATGTGTTTCTGGATGTATCACACTATAAAAGAACAGGCAGCAGTGAGCAGGAGAACGAGCCGGAGTGGAACAGGCTTATTGCCTTTTTAATACAGGAAACATCGTTGACTTTGCAGGATATTAAACAAATGAGCATTCCAGAGATCGAAGCCACTATTGACGGGATTAATAGGAATAATAAACAGCAGGAAGCTAAAGAACAACTGACCGGTGTTGACGCGATCCAAGCACTACAAAAAATGCAAGGTAAGTTCTAACAAATCATTATGGGGTTCGTCATAGTGCTAAAAACAACAGGAGTTGGTGAAGTTGGCAAATGAGAATAATGATAAAAAAGAAAAAGAAAGATGGGAAAGAATTAGAAAAGAAGCCTCAGAAATAGTATCTGCAATCGCTGTAAAAGGTGAGGAAATCAGAACTAAGTGGAAGGCCCTATTAGATGGTTTACTTGAAGATGCTATTAAATCTATATTTAAGGTTGAAAATAATAATCCATCATTGTTGAGCAGAATTTTTGGGATATTTGGCGGTAAAAAAGCAAATGAGACAAAAGAGAACACCTCAACTCCTGCTAAGGCAGAAAACACTGCTAAAGCTGCTGAACCAGATAAGGTAAAGGAGACCGGCAAGTCTGCTGATAAAGATAAGACCACAGAAAGCAGTGGAGAGAAACGCAAATGGGAAAAAATTAGAGAAGAACTGTCAGTGCTAACTACTGATATATTTGTTAAAGGGGCAAATATAAAAGATAAATGGAAAGTTTTGCTGGATGGGTTAAAAACGGATGCTATTAAAAAAATATTTGGTGTGGAAAATGATACACCATCATTGTTGAGTAGGATTTTCGGCATATTCGGCAGTAAATCTAAGAGTTTTGAAGACTTAGTAAAATTACCGGTTATATCGTTTAATACCGGGGGTGCAGGAGCAAAACAAAATAGTAAGTTAGGCAGCACTTTAGGCTTTCTCGGCAGCATAGTAAATCTATTCAGCCATCATAATGGCGGTGCAGTAACGAAACGCCCTCAGTTAATACAGCAAGACGGTATGGTTAAGCCAGACATTAAGGAAGATGAGGTAATAAGAAAGCTGAAAGTAGGAGAAAGAGTCTTAACGGTCGATTCAAATAAAGCTTTTGAGACTTTTATGAGAACCGGTACAGATGTTGTACCCTATCTCAAAAATCCTGCTTTAGCAAAAAATTCGTCAATGAGCCTTCAGGTACAGCAGTCGGAAAAACATATTCAGGAATTGCAGAGGCAGAATGAATTGATGATTCAACAAAATCAGATGATTTTCCAATTAGTTACTGATGGTTCTAACGGACAAACCACTGTTGCTCAGCCAATAGTCATGCAGCAACAGATGTCGATGGATGAACTCGCAGCCATGCTGAATAAAATGAAGCGTTATGGCTACCGGTATTAATGCGTGGTTACAATGGTGAAACAAGATAACAATTTCATCGGTATTCCCTGGAAGTTTAATGGGCGTGATAAGAATAGCGGTGTCGATTGCATAGGACTTTTAGTGGAATTCTATAAAACCCACCAGTGGCAGCCTTCATTCGATGATGGCAAGCTTATTGATAGGGAATGGTTTGTAAAAGAAAAATATCGCATGCTGCGGTATTTTATGAAATACTTTGAGAAGACTCGCAGCATTGCGGCATTAGAGTATGGCGATATTGTACTTTTTGAAGTTTATGGCGAGCACCATACGGGCATATATTTAGAGTATGATAAGTTTTTGAGCACATTTCCCCCAAAGTATGCTGCTGTAACTTCATATAGTTTTATAGACCGGCTGTCCTATTGGGGACAGTTTTTTGTTTGCGGATTTAAACGTAGGAAAGCGGGTGAATGATCATAGAAACATTTATTTGGAACTATAAAGGTGAATGTGAAAAAGGAACTGAGTTCGCTAATCGTGTGGTACAGTTCGAGTCTTCAAAAAAACAAATTCAAAAAATAGCAATGACTCCACAAGTTCAATGGAAGTTTCAGTTAGCAGGCTTGAATGAAGACCGTCTGGAGTTAGAAGCTTTCTTTGACAGACACTACGGAAATGCTGATGCATTTTACTGGACTGACCCGGACAGGGTCCAGCAAACTGTGAGATTTGCGCAAAATAAGCTGCCCATTACCTTGATTAGAGAATTACATGATCCAATTGGCTATAAGGCAGAAATTATCCTGGAGAAGGTGGTATAAATGCAAATACTTCCGGTATCGTTAGCTGCCGAAAAGGAAAAGGATGCCCCTTTTCTAATAACACTGCTCCGGGTGCTGGTACAGCCTCAGCCTTTGTATTTGGCAATAGCTGATCAGGATATATTTTTTGACGGTCAGCATTACACTGCATTTCCAGTGGAAATAGGAGCAAAAAAAACAGGGGTGGACTCTAAGATTGATAATGTAGAATTAACTATCAGCAATGCCGGTGACGAATTTTCCTCTGCCTTGTTTCAGTCTTTTGATTTTAGAGGAAAGCAAATACAGTTGTTGGAAATCGCCTATCCAGCCTCGATAACAACAGGTGAGTATCGCTATGTTTTTGTTGGCGATATGGATAGTCCGTCCCTGGACTGCGGCAAAGGGGTATTTAAAGTAACCTGCCGGGCGGGGATTCCGACAATTCCTACGGGAAGGACCACGATGCTTTCTTGCAACGCGGTGTTTGCCGATCCTGATGATTGCGGTATAGCAAAAGAACTAACAAGAGGAATTATTCAAAGTGGCAGCAATAGTCATACCATCGTTATTCAACAAATCAAATCAGATGACTATTGGAAGGACGGTCATATCACTGTTGGCTTCGAAACACGGAGAATCAAAAGCAGCAGCGGTAATTCAGTTAAAGTAGAATATCCGTTTCTCATTCCTGTTGAGGGCCAATATGAGATCAACCGTGGTTGTGATAAAAGTCAATCCACTTGCATTAATCGCTTTAATAATGGAGCTAATTTTTCCGGCTTCGTAGCCATACCGTGGGAAATGATTATTCGCAGCTAATTAAGAAAGGAGGTCGCTCATGGGTAAAAGCAAAGGTAAGATATTATTTAGTATTGCAGGATTTTTTTTAGGAGCTGGTGTAGCTGGTCAAAACTTTTTCCACTTAACTGGAAAGGCGTTGCAGGCTGGTCTATATGGTATGAATCTGGCGTCTACTTTGTGGTCAATAACGAACCCGATAAAGCCGCCAAGCTATTCTACGGAAACACCCTTTGATCAGTATATGAATGAAGTATCGTCAGATGCCGTGATTCCTGTCGTATATGGTACACGGAAGGTCGGGGGACTGCAAACATATCATCAGACATCATCGGATAGTAAAACGCTGACTAAAGATGTTTTGCTGGCTGAAGGAGAGATTGCGTCAATATACGGAGCAACGGCTAACAGCCTGCTGATTTCGCAAGGACCGGTATTTTCGATTCATAATAGCCTTTATGAGGATGCGACTATTGAAATAAGCAACAAGAAGCTGAAGCTGAAAGCCAATGGCACCACAGCGGAAATTGCCCTGCTGGATCAAAATAGTCTTAAAGCGGATGGCTCCAATGACTATTCCTGTACCATTTCAAAGCTGATTCAGTATTTGACGGAATATGGCTACAGCAATGGACTTAAAGCAAAAGGATGGGTAATTTCCAATGCCGTTCATGTAGAATCGGCACCTAATAAAATACTGCAGGTAGCAAATACGACAACGGTTACTGATAGTGAAGGAAATGAAACCATTCTTTATAGCGGGAAGAACTGCTATCACAATCCTATTGCTGTTGAAACGACAGGATTGCCGAGCTGTTCTTATGTTTTCAAAAGCGGTGCAAAAGATCAAGCGCCACCTGAAAATTATTTAAAAACGGGCAGTTATAAGAACATGGCCTATGTTAGGGCAACGCTAAAGCAGTCCGATCAGTTGCAAGGTGGAAATCCGACAATTACGGCCATAGCAAAAGGCAGTAAGGTATGGGTGTATCGCGATAACCGTTGGCAGTTTGAATGGTCTAATAATCCAGCTTGGATTGTACGGGATTATTTATTAAATAAGCGATATGGCTTAGGGCGATGGATCGATGCAACTATGCTGGATGAAGCTGCTTTTCGGGAAACGGCTGATTATTGTGATCAGCTTATCTCCTTCAAAGATGTTGACGGGAAAATCCGTCAGGAAAAAAGATTGCAGCTTGATATTGCTCTAACGGAAAAGAAGAATGCTATTGAAAATCTACAAGATATGTTTGCTAATATCGGCGGTTTTTTGGTTTTAGCCAACAATAAGATATCCTTGCGCATCGAAAAGCCAACAGCTGCTTCTTATCATTTTTCCGATGATACAATTGTCCGGGATTCCGTATCTTTTACGCAGACATCATTGGAAGATACTCCCAATAAGTATATCATTAAATATATTGATCCGCTGGCTAACTGGACAGCAATTCCTGTTTTGATCGAAGATACGGTAGAACAGGAAGAACGGGGAAAAATAATTGAAAAAGATATTGAATTAAAGGGGACTATCAGGCAGACGCAAGCTAAACGTATTGGGAATTTAAATAAAAATCTTAATAAGCTATGCAGTCTGATTATTGAATTTAGCACAGGCACCTACGCGGCTCATCTAGAGCCTGGTGATGTTGTTACTGTTTCTTACCGGAACTATTTCAGTAGTAAGCCCTTTCGTATTGTAGAAATACAGGAGCAAAAGGGCGTTTATGAAATAAAAGCCAGGGAATACAATGCAAGTGTATACGATGATGATTATTTAGCAGAGATTGAAGTCAAAAATTATACGAATTTACCTAATGCGATGACGGACACTATTCCAGACGTGTCTGAAATTCAATTGACCCAGACTTTTTATAAACAAAGGGATGGAACTATTGTATCCGATATAGCCGGCGCTTGTACGCTGCCTAACTATCCTTACTTAAACAAGGTAGCAGTGTATTATTCGATCGACAACGGGAACACGTGGGTATTTTATGGAGACACGGCAAATGAGCATTTTGTTATCCATAATGCGAGAACGATGACGGCATATTCAGTGAAGCTTGTTGTGGAAAATAGTGTGGGCCGTAGATCAGAAGGGGCTGTCTCCCAGTCTATCTTTGTAACCGGTAAGGATAACCCGCCTGCTAATGTAACAGGACTTTTGGCTGCCATCGATCCTCTCGACTGTACAAAAGTAAATTTGAAGTGGGATAAGGCAGAAGATGTAGACTTGAACCGCTACAGTCTTCGATATGGACCTGTCTGGGAAAGCGGCACCGTTATTAGTGATACCATATTCGATAATCAATATACCTTCGTTATGCCGGCAAGCGGTACGTATAGCTTTATGGTGTGTGCGGCAGATAACAGCAACAATTATTCCAATACACCGGCAAGTGTCTTGGTAACGCAAAAAGTTGAGCCTGCCGACGTGGCAGGCTTTTCTATTGCAGTTCAGGAGACTGATCGAAGTCGCCTGTTGTTAACCTGGGAGCCTAATAGTGAAAAAGATATTTCTTATTATGAGATTAGGCAAGGAGCTGATTGGGATTCTGCGCAAATTATTGCTACTCAGCTAAAAGCTACATCTTTTTTGTATCAGTTATCAGCAGAAGGCAGTCAGGCGTACCTGATAAAAGCAGTTAATTTAGCTGGTCATTCCAGTGTCAATGATGCGGTACAAATCAAACAAGTGATACTGCGGCCAGACGCACCGGCAAACCTGGCAGCTATTCAGGATATTAGAGACAGCAGTATACTAAAACTGACCTGGTCAGCCTCGCCGGGTAAAGATATTGATAGTTATGAGATTCGCCGTGGAACTATTTGGGATACGGCAGAGCAGATTGATATTACACGGGAGACTTCTTACCGATATACAATAGCGGATAGCGGCAATTTTACCATCATGATTCGGGCAAAGACAGTTGCCGGTTATTTATCGAATGTGGCTAATCTGTTTGTATCGGCAATGGTAGAAGCCTATGATGTCAGTGGCTTTACAGCTGTACAAAGTATAGCGGACAGGACTAAGGTCAGGCTAATGTGGGATAATCCGATCAGCTTAGATGTGGCGTACCATGAGATTCGTGAAGGTATTAGTTGGGATGCCGGAACAGTAATTAACAAGCGTGTAACCGGGACATTTTACGAAACGACTATTTCCAAAGAAGGTAAACATATCTACTGGATTAAAGCAGTCACGGTAGCCGGTAGGTACAGTAGAAATGCCGTTCAGTATGATGGCATCTTTAGTCTGCGCCCGAAGGCAGTGACTAATATACAATTGATGCAGGACATCAATGACAAATCACTGGTCAATATTACCTACGAGGCCACATCGGAAAGTGATTTAGCAAACTATGAATTGCGGGTGGGATACGTCTGGGAAGATGCGGTAAAAATCGGTGAAACCAAAGAAGTTCACTGGACTTATCGTCCGGAGAAAACTGGAGATGTAAAAATAATGGTGAAGGCACTAAATGCTGCCGGCTATTACTCCGATGAGGCAAGTGCCCGCTTATATGTGACCTTGGAGCCAGCCAATGTAAGCGGATTCCGCATTTTTCAGAACGGCGAAAAGTTAGCATTCATTTGGGATAAAGTACCTGAAAATGACGTGGTAGGGTATGAGTTGCGGGAAGGTAGTAATTTTGATAATGGTGTAGTTATAGCAACCGGTATTACACTAACTCAATACCAGCTTGCTGTAGATACGGAAATATTGCGCAGATTTCACATTAAAGCAATGAATCGCAGTGGCTGCTATAGCCGCTTGGCAGCAACAGCAACTATCGCCGTGACGGATTTGCCTCCTAAAAACGTTATTGAGACATTTGATGAAATTGAGTTACAAACAGGGGTGCATACAGGAACCGAGTTCGGACCTTCTTTGATTACCTTTGCCACATTGCAAGGGCGCTTTAGTGACTATCCAGACACCAAGTTTTCGGATATCGGTGGTGCAACTGTACTAACGCTTGCAAAAAAGAATGGACATTATCAGGAAACGGGTACTTATACATGCGCCCGGAAGGATATCGGGCAAGTTATTACGGCGAATATTAGTTCTGTATTTCAGCCAAGTGTTCTATATGCCGCAGGTACGGCAGCCGGATTGGAATACCGGTTGTCGCGGGATAACATGACATGGACAGACTGGCAGCCTTTTCAGCCATTAGAGGCAACTTTTCGCTATGCCGATTTCCGGGTTGTTTTAGTAACACAGGATACAACGAAAACTCCGGAAGTTAATCAATTGATGATTCGTATGGATGTACCGGATAAAGATATTGCTAGAACTGTTACCGTACCTGTAGGCGGAGTTACTGCATCTTATGGTTATACGTTTTATGAAGTGCCTGTTGTAACTCCTACTGCTGAGGGAATAAGCAGTAGAGCTACTTGGTCAGCAAAAACTAAGTCGGATGTGAGGTTACAGGTGTTCAGTACGACAACGGGAGCCGATACAGGCGGTATAGTAGATTTGCGAGTAAAGGGCTATTAAAAAGTAGCCCTTTTTTATTTTAAGGAGTGAAGATTATGGCATATACAGGACTGAAACCGGCAGATACACAAACGCTTGCCCAAGGACCCGCGGATATCCGTAATGAGCTAGAAGGACTCGTTACAGGACAAGTTGTTGATGCTGGACTATTAAACGGGATAGCTGCCGGTAACGCAGCCGGTAAAATACCGATTTCTAATGGACTGCTTAATATAAATTTAAATGCCGACAAGGTCGATGGAATGGACGCAAGTGCTTTTGCTGCTGTCGGACATACTCATAATGCGGCAACTACGGAAATCAGTGGGTTTATGAGTACTACTGATAAGTCGAAGCTTGATGGCATTGCCACTGGTGCTCAAGTGAATCAAAATACCTTCAGCAATGTACGAGTGGGCAGTACAACCATCCAAGCAGATAGTGCAGCTGACACACTGGAATTATTGGCGGGGAATAATATTGCGTTAACGCCGGATGCAACGAATGATAGAGTGACAATAGCCGTGACCGGTAAGGTTGCTAATGCGGCAATCGCCGATACAGCAGCTGCTTGTACCGGAAATGCGGCAACAGCCACGACGGCAAGTTTATGTACAGGTAATGCAGCTACTGCAACTAAGTTAGCAACTGCTAGAACGATAACAATAAGCGGCAAAGCTGCAGGAGCAGCAACAGCCTTTGATGGGAACAGCAACATAACGATACCTATTACAGCGATTACTGCGGATACTTGTACCGGCAATGCAGCTACTGCTTCTTCAGCAGCGGTATGTACGGGCAATGCAGCAACGGCAACGAGACTTGCATCAAGTAGAAACATATCATTAGCAGGTGATGTGACAGGTGCTGCCTCCTTCGATGGTTCTGCCAATATTGTTATATCGGCCACTGTTGCTGATGATAGTCATAAGCATACTGCAGATACGCTGGATATTAAGAACGACTGGTGGCAATTTGTCAATAAAGTGATGATTGGTGCCGATACAGCATCCTTTACTGTTTCCGATTTGGATATGGCTAGTAAAGAATATATGTTCCAAATTGATACTTTAGGGTGTGCGTATGCGTCAACAGGAGGATATTACTTATATGTTTATCCGAATACAACAACACAAACAAATACCTCTGATTATGGATATGTTGCTACTTCGGGAAAAGGAGAAGGTAATCGATACACGTTAATATGTGGTACATTGTACAATTCGGAGTATCCACCCAAAAATCAGAGCATTAGCAGAAGAACAATTTGCGCCTGGGTAACGAAAGATAATTATGCACAAATGCAATTAATGCCAACCTTTGATTCTTATTACGGTTTTACAAATGCTATTTATATGTCAGCAAATCAAATTACGGCCTCCGCTTGGAATTCTGTTACATTTTATAGCACAAACGGTGGCAGCAATGCTGCTTTGGTAGTTGGAATTCGTGCAGGTACAGTTTGCAGGATTTATTCCAGGCCGAGAAATTAGTGAAGTTTACAAGCGTTTTACAGCATTAGAAGATGTTATAGATAAGGAGTGAAGGATTTGGGATATACAGGACTTAAACCAGCCGATACGCAGACAATTGCACAGGGGCCGGCGGATATCCGTGATGAATTAGCAGGGCTCGCAACCGGGCAAGTGGTGAATGCAGGAATGCTGAATGGCATTTCTGCTGGCAATGAATCTGGTAAGATTCCGGTTTCAAATGGAACAGTCAATACAAATTTAAATGCGGATAAGCTAGATGGGATGGATGCAAGCGCTTTTGCTTCTGCCAGCCACACGCATAATATCGCAACTACATCAAGTAATGGAATTATGAGTAATACGGACAAGGCTAAATTAGATGGAATTGCTGTTGGTGCCCAGGTCAACCAAAATGCATTTAGTAATATCTTGGTTGGTAGTACAACAATACAGGCTGATAGTTCAACTGACATGCTAGAATTTGTGGGCGGGAATAATATTTCAATTACGTCTGATGCAATTAATGATAGGGTTACGATTGCTGTTACGGGTACTGTTCCATTAGCAGCTTCATCAGGTGCATGCACTGGTAATGCAGTTACTGCTACTACTGCTACTAATTCTAATAAACTTGGAGGGTACTCTCCGTCCTTAACTAGTGCGGTATCAACAGCGGTAATACGTGATGGAAGTGGTGATATTGCTTGCCGTTTAATAAGGAGTGAATACAGTGTAGCTGATGGTACGGGAGCTTATCTAATGGGGCAAAATGCGTTGGGAACTGGTGCTGATAATTATGTCCGACCTATATCATTAGCAACATTAAGAAGTATATTGGGAAGCATGCCAGCAAATGGTGGGAATTCTGCCAGTGTTGGTGGATGTGTACCAGGAAATTCAGCAAATAATATTTTAAAATTGGATTCAAATGCATTAATTCCAGCTACCAATCTACCTAACATTAGTGAGCCAATTGGCAATGTTTTAATGTGGACATCAACAATCATTCCTGAAGGCTATTTAGAATGTAACGGACAGGCGGTATCCAGATCTGCATTTAGTGAGCTTTATGCCAAAATTGGCACTACATTCGGCAGTGGTAACGGTTCTACAACTTTTAATATCCCGGATTTGCGTGGAGAGTTTTTGAGAGGGTGGGACCATGGTAAAGGTATAGATCGAGAGAGAGCATTAGGAAGCTTACAATCTCAAAGCTCTAATTATTTAGCTGAAGTACAAAATGTAAGTACTGCTGGCGCGCTAGGAAAAACGGAAACTGGTCTTCGCCAGGTCTCATTTGTAGTGTTACTAATACGAATAATGCAACTGCATATCGTAACTCAGGAAATGAAACTAGGCCGAGAAATATAGCACTAATGTTCATTATCAAAGTGAAGAGTGTAATTGGGGTTGATCCTGCTGTAAATAATGCAAATGCTGCGACGTTGGGTGGTTTTTCAGCAAACGCCTTTGCGACATCGGGGCACAATCATGCTGGAATTTATTTAGAAGATGCTGGACATTCCTTTGCAAAAAATGGATATCAGAAGTTGAGTAATGGACTGATGATCCAATGGGGAGATATAGCGTGGAGTGGAAGCATATATAATTTTCCTGTTGCGTTTCCTAATGCAGTATTTGTGACAGTGTTGACTCAGCACGATGGGGCCATACTTACGGGATATAAAGTGAATAACCTAACAAAAACTGGTTTTGGACTGGACTCTAACAACAGCGGGACAGCCTGTTATTATATTGCGTTAGGGTATTAAACACTGACGTCGTTGTTTATTTAAGGGTGAAGATATTAAGTAATTACTTGTATCGAGAGATTTGTGGGAGAAGAGCCAAGATTGATATTTAGAAAACTTAGTTCCTTGCCCCGCCAGAAAGAGCCAATAAGGCTCTATTTTTATTTACAGCATAAAGCTTGAGCCAGCGTCCTAAGTTACGCTGGCTCAAGCTCATTCTTTTCTAATGGAGGGATATTTTTGGGAGAAATAGCAGAAAGCGTATTCAAAGCAGCCAAAGGCGCTGCACACTCACTTGTCGATGTGGCATTGGCAAAAATATCTGTGGCAGGTTTGTTGGCCGTGATTTTTAGCAGTCACGGCACCGCGCTGATGGCGTTTGTGGTGTTGATCCTGATTGATCTGGCCACAAAGTGGCTGGCACTGTCTTACCGCTACTTGCTGGATCAGGGAGTCTGCGAGGCACAGGCCGGTCTCTGGCAATGCGCCCGGAGTATGACTAATGCCTTTAATCATAAATACATCACGTCGGAGATGATGAAAACGAAGTTTGCCGGGAAAATCATTTTGTATATGGTCTTAGTTGCTGCAGTCGTTCATGTGGATATGATGGTGGGGGGCGAGGGAATTTTTCTGAAGGCAGCCTGGTATTACCTCGCTGCCACCGAGGCAGTCAGTATTATCGAAAATCTTCGCGACTCCGGGGTACAGAGCCTGGAGCCGCTGCTTGTCCTCATCCGGTCCAAGCTGGGAGGGTTGAAATAATGACACCAGAAGAATTTATCAGCTGGCTGGCACCGGCGGCGCAGGCAATCTGCAGCCGCTACCGGCTGTATGCCAGTGTTTGCATTGCCCAGGCGGCAATCGAAAGCGGCTGGGGCCGCTATACGATCGGTGAGTATAATATCTTTGGCAGGAAAGCGGTTGACGGTGACTTGTTTACCGAGGTAGTCACGGAAGAATATTACGGTGATGAACTGGTCACGATTGTCGATAAGTTTAAACTATATAACTCGCTGGAGGAAGCCATTGAGGACTGGTGTATCTTGCTGACGGAAGAGCCGGTGTATGTCAATAATGTGGACTATTCCTCTCGGGAGGCTTTTATCCAAACTTTGGCACCAATTTACGCGACCAATCCCCGTTATGCCAGGGATATTAGCACAACAATTGCTGCCAATGAATTGGAGCAATACGATGATTAACTGGCGAGTACTTACCGGCTTCATACTGGGTTGTGTGGCAGGGGCCAGCTTGATCTATTGCTTTTTTCCCCGTATTGAAACGAAAGTAGTTTATGAACAATTGCCGCCGCTTGAGGTGAAGAGTGAAACGAAGAATCAGTCCGAATATTCCCTGGTAGAGCCGGAGCAGCCCGGCGAAGTTACCCGGATAGTCAAACGGGATAACAAGGTGTATGTTGTTGTCAACAGCCAGGAATATGAGCTGAAAGGCCAAGGCGCATCGCAAGTCACGTTGGGAGAAAACGGTACTGTTCAGGTAACGCAGGAAGTACAGGCAAAAGTGGACCTTACGGAGCTGTTCAACCAGCGACTCAATGCAGAGCTGGAGAAAGAGCGTATGAAATGGGCTGTCGAGAAGGAGAAGCTTGATAAGCCAAATGAACTGGAGCTGGGCTGGTCCAATCATGGCACTGAAGTGCGGCTCAAGCGGAATTTCACCAATACACTTACAGGTTATATTGGTGGTACGACGAATGGCGAACATTACGGAGCCGGTTTCGGCATTCGTTTCAAATAAAAGCGGGGTATGGGCGAATTTGATTCGCTCATACCCCGCTTTTTGCTTTTTACAACAGCCTTAGTACCTTATCAGCCCTAATCCAGTGAATCCTGACGGTCTATTTTCCGCAACCCTTCGTTGTCGTCGGTCAGCATACATCCGGTATGCCTCCCTTCTCCGCCTTGGTTTGCAAAAAATAGCCTCGCCATTATCCTACTGTTTTAAAACTGACAAGGTACTAGAATAAATACCATCTTTTTATGAAAGAAATGAGCCATATTTTACATTTGCCGCATATAGTAGTAAAGTGCTGCAAGTAGGTGAGTTCGGTTGTTGGGGGACTGATTTGCATGATTATCACGCCTGACTGATCGCAGGTAATGATCAAACGGCAGTTAGCGGGTATAGTGCCTTGTGTGATATTAAACAATAGCTGGGGCCTATTTGTAGTGTCACAATATATTGCCTGTGCCGCTGCGTTCATTGACTAGCCCCCGATAATCTGTTATTATACATAATTATATTGAAATATTTACCAAATATGAATAAAATTTACAAATTAATTTTAAAATATATTTACAAATAATAATAATCAAGTTATAATAAATTCAACAACTTTACAAATAAATCCACAATATAGATACAAACCTGATTTTTGTCTTTAATAAATTAACATTGTTTTGAGGTGTTTCTGTTGAAAAATGTGCTTCAGTATCCAATCGTCTTAATTGCGGCAATTTTAACCATTTATAGCATTGGTCACTCTGTGTTTTCCTTGCTAAACTAAATACTGCTCAAAAGACAACAAAATCCCTTCGGCAATGCCTGAAGGGATTTTGTCTGTTGTGCGCCCGGCATGGGCGCAATCTAACGGGTGAAAGTCCCGAGCGCGGGTTGATAGTACCAAGCGTATAGCTAAAGACAAGGGTGTCCATCGCGAGATGGAATCTGAAGGAAGTCGGCGGCAAATCTCTGGTCTGACGAACAGAAATCACATACAAGGCAGTGTAAACTGGGTAAGGTTGCAACGCAAACTAAAGCCCGAAACTATCCGAAAGGTTATGCTGTAGATGTGGCAGATAGATGGAGAGAAAGATTGTGCTCTTACCCGGGGAGGTCTCACAGACATGTGGAGGTAGCTTTCCGAAGCATGGTTGAAACAAGATTTACTGTGAGAAGTCAGCCGAGGTCATAGTACCGAAGGTTTTTTTTTTCGGGAAGGACTGAACAATAATCGAGTTCGTGAGCAAAGGAAGGTGAAGTCATGTTAAGAGAGCAGAAAACCAGTAAAAAGGGCTGCCCTTGCCAGGGTATGCTGGAAGCAGAGAATAACAAGGGAGCGCGGAGCATGGCAACACTAGAATGTGCAACAAAGAACCGCGTAAATCTGTTAGAAAGAATCCTAAGCAAAGACAACCTCAATGCAGCCTATCTTCAAGTAAAGCGCAAGAAAGGCGCGGCAGGAGTAGACGGCATGGAAGTTGGTGAAATGCTGGGATGGTTAAAGGAGAACAAAGAAAGACTCCTTGCCTCGCTGAGAAACGGAGAATATAAGCCAAAGCCAGTGCGACGGGTAGAAATTCCGAAGCCTGATGGAGGAAAGCGGAAGCTGGGAATACCGACTGTGTTGGACCGGCTT